ATGACGGATTATCAGCCATACAGGAAAGGAACTGTGCTTGCCCCAACTGGGCCATGCAATCATCTTCATGTGATTTGTAATGATCCTGTTTATTACCCCGTTAACGATTGTTATTGTGTTTTAGTTGTTAATATTTCTAGTATCAAGGATGGTGTACCCCACGATCCGTCTTGTGTCTTGAATTCTGGTGATCATCGCTTTATCAAGCATCCAAGTTATGTTGTTTACGCTGAAGCTATAATTTGGCGAGTGGATAACATGGTTAGAAAGCAGCGATCGGGTGAGATTTCTGTTCATGATGATATGCCAGAAGCTACATTCAATAGAATTCTGGACGGTTTTGATATATCTGATGAAGTTACGCCAAAGAACCTTAAATTTAAAAATAAATATTGCGTATCATCTATTGATGATGAGTAAACAACAGGAATTGTTTCGGTATAACTTCTGGAGTTTTCTATGGAAGATCAAAAAGCAACCAAGCCACAGGTTAAGTTCGACACAATGAAAGCATTCGCAGGTATGGGGGCTGCTGTTGAAGTTCTGATGAAGGCTGCTCCTAATGCGTTCACTCACGCTACTGTCTCTGGTAAAGAGCAGCAGGGTAAGCTTCGTCGTCGCAAAGCAGCATGATCATAGCTGGTGCTTTTTGAAAACCCGCCTTCAGGCGGGTTTTTTCTTTAGTGATGTTCTTTGTCCTTCTGTTTGACTGTTCTGACCTGTTCCCACTCGATACGTCCTTCTTCTCGCCTTTTGTCTATGTATTCCGCAAGATCTTGAATATTGATGCAACGTTTTGCTTTTTGTGATGTGCCGATGCGATATGTTGGAACGGGCAACTTACAAGCGTTTGCTTTTGCCTCTGCCGTGGCTGGACTCATACCAAAGTACTTTTGGCTAACTGCTGAGAGTTCAATGTTTGGGGTATTGAATTCAGCCATCAGTAAAAACAAGGTGTTCATAATTTTCTCCATCAAAACCGGCTGCACCCGGGAAAATCATAATTCTGTGCTGGTGGCAGGAATTAATTTCTGCCAGATAGCGGAAACATATTTTGCCTGATGACGGGCATCAGCCAGGGCGTTGTGCCGTTCGCCATCGAAAGGCATGTCCATTTTGGGGTCGAATCCGATGGAACGCCCAAGCGTAACGATCGTGCGCACATCGTGATCATTCCAGTACGCCCACGGGCAGATTTGTCCTGCTCGCTCGTAAGCTCCACGTAAAATTACGTTGTCGAAGTTGGCTCCGTTACCCCAGACTTTTAAATATTTCGTATTGTCTGCGTGCCGATTGATGAAATGGCTCAGTTCAGAGAGTGCATCGCTGATCGACAAAGTATCATCAATGCAGATTGCAGCTCGTGCTTCAGGGCTTTGTTTCAACCACCACAGGATGGTATCGCCGTCAGGTGTAGCTCCTTGCTTCATAGCACTGTCCAGGCTGACAACCGCATAGAATTCTTGTCCGATGTCTCCGGTTTCTGGGGTGAAGAACACCGCGCCAATAGAAACGATCGGCGCATCCTTATTTTTCCCCATCGTCTCAAGGTCGATCATTAAGTTGTTCATCACTTCACCTCCTGCGGCGGTTCCGGTAGCGGCATCCAGTGAGTTGCTTGCTCAATACCATTACCCGGCTTAATCGTTGCATCTCCGCGCCGAAAAGTGCTTCCGGTATAGCGTGCGGAGCATATTAGCGGTTCAACCAGAGAGCTATCGAAATTCACCGAAATGAGCACGTTCTGATTCTTCTCAGGCATTCGCTCACTACAGCTTATCCAACTATCCGGAGTTACCGGAGAGTTGGTTGACGTTTCCGAGGTTTCCCGAAAATTATTGGTTGACGAATCCTTATTTTCCCGAAAGTTTCCAGCCTGAAGCATGGCGGCGCGGTGACACCAGATAATCCAGCCAAGCGCCATATCCCATGCCATGTATTCGCTATCGCCATTTTTTGCCCTGCGACGATCTACAGATTCCCCGAAACGCTTCTCCATAAATAATTCATAGGCTGCCCGTTCATCCGATACTGCTTCCAGCGATGCCAGCGCAATCCGTGCCAGCTCTTCCGCTTCTTCTGCTGGCAGTACAACGTTGCTACCAGGTCCGTATGTTTTGCGCCACTCCTTGATTGTCAGCAGTCGCTCTTTGGTAATAGTGGTCATGTGTTAGTCCTCTGTAGCAGGTGATACGCCGTAGTTGCATTCTTCATAGAATATGTCTCTGCCTATTTCTTCGGCATCCTCTGGCGTGTCTGCTTCAAACTCAACAACCTTGCAATCATTAAATCCTTCGATAGTCACGATGTACTTAGCCATATCACTCTCCTTTGATGCGAATGCCTGCGGCGCGTGGCACATTAACTTCCACGATGCGCACAGTTGGTTTGTACATCTCAATCGCTGTCAGCCAGTCAGCGCCGGTCATATGCTTTTCTGCATCGCCATTAGTCCATTGAACCGGCACACCAATAGCTTTCATCGCAATTTCTATTTCCCCGGCAATGGCGCTTTTCCCGCAACCAGTAAAACCAGAGACAACGACAAGAACTTCGCCTTTGGCTGGTTTTATTTCCCGTGCTTCCAGTTCAGCAATACGCTTACTCCCATCCGAGATAACACCTTCGTAATACTCACGCTGCTCGTTGAGTTTTGATTTTGCTGCCTCCAGTTCGTCCAGTAGTGCAATCACATCAGGGTCACTGTCATCAACTACTGTTACGCGTGATTTTTCATAATGCTCGTCGGCAAGTGTTCGACCAATTTTGAAATCTCCATCACCACCATAACTGGAGCAGGCATAAGTGACATGTGCTCCAGATATACGCTGTATTGACATTTCCTCGCCACAAACAGAGCATTCAGGTACTGGCTTAGGTGAATAACGTTCCCGTAGCGCCTGATAATCAATCTCGCTCACTGGTTGCCCTCCTTCATAAAAATAATCCAGTGGGTCTTGTCACCCTTTCCTGTTCGTTGACCGATAACAGGCTTTCTGTCGGTCAGTGCCAATATCTGGCGAACAGGTATTTGCGTTTCATTCCATTTAAAAATCAGAACGCCGTATGGCCACAACACACGAAAGGCTTCTTTGAATCCCTGCCGTAAATCATCACGCCAGGTATCTTTATTCAGCCGTCCATATTTCTTTCCCATCCAGGCGTTATCACCAACACGCTCAAGATGCGGAGGGTCGAATACAACCATCGAAAAGGATGCGTCTGCAAATGGTAGTGCACGAAAATCAGCTATCAGGTCAGGACTGATAATCAGGCGTCGTCCATCACACAATGTGTGCTCTTCCTTTCTGATATCGCTAAATATCGCCCGGTCGTCATTCTTATCGAACCAGAACATGCGACTGCCACAGCACATGTCGAGGATTGCTGCATGTCCAGTCACTGGCTGCCTCCTTTGCGAAGCCGTTCCGCCCATTCTTCAAGGGATTTCTCTGCATATTCACCGGACAGGCCATCAATCGGATGCGATTCATTAGCTAACTCTTCTTTTGCTGACAGAATCATGCGTGTAACGTCGAAAACTTCAGCCAAAGGCTTATTGATAAATCCGTGATTGAAAGCAGCAGCAAGACGGCTTGCGGTATAGTTAATACCCTCGTTGCGAGCCTCAGCACGTACTTCATCGAATTTACGCACCAGATACTCAGCATTTGTTTCATTCACTTTCAGATCTCGCGGTACACATTTCCCGCGAAGAAACCCTTCCATTTCGAAAACATTCATGCGCATTTGCGTAACTCCGATAACTCGTTAAAACGTTCCATAAACATCCCATAGGCATGGCCTGGCGACAGTGGAATAACTTTGAACATCTCTGTTGCCGGGATACCTTCCAGAACAGGCCAGAAAGAGCCATCATCAAGCCCGAGATCACGGCGTTCGGTTGCCAGCATAATGAGATCGGCATATTTCACTGGCGTGCTCATAACAGGAGGTAACCCGTATTTCTCACGGATTACGGCGTCTATTTTTTCTTCCATCCGTTTATAGTCAGGAAGAAGTCGTTTCAGTGGCGCGGGGATGTCCTGGCAATATGCTTCTGTTGCATCATGCATTAACGCTTCAAAAGCAAATTCCTGCGGCACCAGCTGGCTGCAAAGCACCGCATGCTGGGCGACACTGTAGAAGTGTGAAAGATGTCCTGCAAAGCGACAGATATTTGAAAGGGAAACTGCGATATCGTTAATCACGATGTCGTCTTTATTTATCTTGTCATAATAAAAATGCTTCCCGGAAAAAGTTTTAATAAATGACATTTCGTTCTCCACTTTATATGCGCTGCACCGCGCTGAATTCTGCTAAAAGGAAGCTCTCACCATCCGGTGATTATTGAGTTAATTACGTTTCCATAAATGCCCCCGCAGGGGCATTTGCAGTAATGAAATCAGGCGGTGAAAGTACCAATAAAGGTTTCTACTTTGCTGTCTTTGAATTTCTCAACAAGCAGATCACGAAATTCGTTAGCCATTTCTTCCTGCATCGCTTCCAGCTGAATAATGCGCAGAACCAGTACAGGACGATCGCCAGTGATAATGCTGAGGCGTAATTTAAACGGACG